TTAGGGTTGTTTTGTAAATTTATCTAACTCCTCGCACAATTTTTCATCATCAAATTCTTGTGCCATTTTATGGCATATTTCTTTTTGTTTTTCACATTGTTCGGCTTCTTCGCACAAGATATTACTCTTTTTATTATTCACCTTTGAGAGTTCTGGTTTTAGATTATCTAAATAGTTATAATACAGACTGGCTTTTTTGCAGTTTTTCATATTTAAACGAATATAAGAAAAAGGTAAAATATGGTCTATTTGCAGATTAGCAGGATTTGTTTCAATTATTTCTTTCTCACCATCAAAAACTTTCCATTGTCCTGAGGTTATTTTACAACATTTCTTATTTTTCTTACAATTAACAATTTCGTATTCGGCTTTGTCGATTGAGTGAATAAGTAAAATTAGGTGCCTTGTTGAAAAAAAACACTCCACTTCTTTTGTTGGATTTTCGTCATCACTGATTGTGAGGCTTACGCTACTCCAATGCGGTCTTTTGCATCCATATTCAATTCTTGTTTGAGTGTTTTGGTTTATTTTCGGTCTGTATTTTAATTGTTCTGCAACCGCTTGTTTTGCGATACTTATCAACGACAATATCAATAATACTTTTTTAGTCATTCTTTTTATCATTGATAATATCAATCAAATTGTTATAGTTTTCAACAGACAATTTATATTTTTCTCTTACATCATTAAAACAAGACCGCATTGCATTTATGTTTTTTATAAGTTTAATATACTCTTCTTTTTCAAAGAACATTCCGTTATTCAATTCATATTCATTTGTTTGTTGAATATTACAAGTCGGCAATTCGGCTTTTTCATACGGAATTTCAAGTTTTGTATGTGCAATTTCCACTTTATAAGTTTGACAACTGGCTAACAAAAACATTATTAAAATCTCGCTTCTCATATTCATTTTACAAAAACATTAAAACCTTTTAGTTCATTTTGTAGCTCTTTTTTTAATTGCGATAAGCTTGCATTGTCAAAAGATTTGTTTGTATTTTCATTTGTTTTTTGGTTTATCTCCTGTTTTTTCTTATTCTGCTTTATGAGGTTCTTGACAATACTTTGTTGTTTCTTTTGTGTTGTTTTTTGTGTTTCTATGGTAATTTTATTTGCTTGTTCTGTAAGTTGAAGTCTTGTTTTTTCTCTTTCGTTTTTAATTACATAAATAAAACTGGCAAATATTACACTAATGCATAAAATAGTGGCACCGCAAATTAAACAAACTTTATTCATATTATTCTTTTTTTTAAGATATTTTAATTTTCTGGAAGACACTTTTTGATATATTTGCACTTATAAAAAAAATCCCATCATTTACTTATGATGATCTTTTATTTTGTAAAACATCTCAATTTCTCTATTTCTTCGTTGTTTTATCCAGAATTGCGAACGTCTTGTTACCCATTCCCATTGCTTGCAAGCGTTTTTAACGTCATTTTTCATTATAACATAATACATTTTCATATAAAAATTTTACAGCAGGGGTACATTATAATTTTTCGCCGTTAAAATGAAAGCTTAAATAAAACAAGGAAATCAGAATTGTTTTTTTAAAAAAGCTTTAAAAAGCTATTCCCTTATCGGGATAACGTGCCACAAACAAGATTTGAACTTGCGACCTACTGATTACGAATAGGTTGTTGAAACACTGCTATTTTTAGCGAAACACAATAAAATAAAAAGCAAATTGTAGTTTTTTTATCAAACTTTTATGTATAGTTTTGATTAGCAAAATGTTTAAATTTTTTTTGAAAGTTTGATGGCAAAAACGTCAAACTTTTTGACTTAATTATGTATAATTAAAAAATTAAACTATTCAATCTTATCCAATTCATCGCACATTTTTTCATCATCAAATTCACTTGCCATTTGATGACATATTTGCTTTTGTTTTTCACATATTTTTTTTGTTTCACATAAAACATCACTTTTTTTGTTATTCACTTTTGATAATTCAGGAGTTAGATTTGGCAAATAGTTATAGTATAAATTGATTTTTTTACAATCATTCATATTCAAACGAATATAAGAAAATGGCAATATGTGGTCTATTTGTAAATTTGCTGGGTTTGTTTCAATAACATTTTCTTTCCCATCGTGCACAAGCCATTCTCCGGCAACAACTTTACAACAAGTTCTGTTTGCTTTTCCTTTTTTACATTGTTTTGTTTCAATTGTTGGCTCAATAGAAGAGGTATTAAATAAAACAAAGTGCCTTGTTGTGAATAAACAATAAATACTTATTTTTTCAATATCCTCGCTATTATCTATTGTAGACCTTCCGGTATTTCCGGAAAGTGTAATCACTTTTTCAACATTTCCCCATTGTCGTGGTCTTTTGCAACCATATTCAACTCTTATTTGTGTATTGTGATTTACTTTCGGCTTGCGTTTAACTTCCTCACCAAAAGTTATGTCTGAAAATAGAAAAAACAGCAATGCGAAATATGTTATTCTATTCATTTTTTCTTATCATTTTCATTTATAGTATCAATCAAATTATTATAGTTTTCAACAGATAATTTATATTTTTCTTTCACATCATTATAACAAGCCCTCATTGTGTTTGTGTTTTTTACAAGTTTAATATATTCTGCTCTGTCAAAAAACATTCCGTTATTCAACTCATATTCGTTAGTTTGTTGAATTTTGCAGTTTGGTAAATCAACTTTTGCTTTTGGTATTTCAAGCTTTGAGTGTGTAATTTCAACTTGTGCAATTTTCGCACAACCTGATAAACACAATAAAATTAGGAATGTAAATATATTTTTATTTCTCATTTTCCAACATCATTAAAACCAATTAAAACATTTTGTAGCTCTTGTTTGAGTTGTTGTAAATCAAAATTCTCTACATTTATATCAATACTTTTATTTGTCTGTTTGTTGATTGCTTGTAGTTTTTCATTTTGTTTTACTTCATTTTTTACAATGTTTTGTTGTATTTTTTGAGTTGTTTTTTGCGTTTCTATTGTTATTTTATTTGCCTGTTCTATAAGTTGCAATCGTGCTTTTTGTCTTTCATTTTTAATTACATATACAAAACTTGCCGTTAAAATGCCAACTCCGGCAGCGATGCAACCAATAATTACATAAAATTTTGTTCCCATGTTAGTTATTATTACAAACCTTTTTTTCAAGAACGGAAGTTACGCCTTTTATTACTTCTTTGGCATCAAGTTTTGAGTTTTCAGTTTTATTCATACAGAATATAAACAATAAATGCTCTGCAACAAGAATTAAAAATAATATTGTTAAACTTTTACACAAAGCAACAATTTCAATAACAACCAACATAATTGTCGCAATAAACAAAATTATATTACTTTCATTTATTGTATTGTTGTCTGTAAAAACTTTTTTTATACACTCTTTAATACTCATAATAACACAAAAAACTACTCGCCACCAATAAAACCATGTGCCACATCAAAACTTACTTTATCTGATTTAGCAATTACTTGACTTTTTATATCCAAAACTTTATCAATATATTTTGAATTAAATACTCCGGCAGAGTTAAAAAACACAATTGCCATAAGTCCAAAAGACATTATAATACAACTAAACATTTTGTATTGTCTCTCGTGATTTTTTGAAATTATAATTGTAATAAGTATTATTACAGAAACAAAGTAAAACATTCCAAATGAAATCCAACCACAAACTAAATTTATTCCTATATTACTCATACATTTTCAACATTTTCACACTCTTCAGCATTATTTTGACTATTTGTTATTGTATTTTTATCTGGTTTAGAAGATTTGCCAACAAAATATCCAACAATCAAAGAAGTAATAGACAAAGCAGTAGGGATTACATTTCTTGTCGTCTCTTTTATCAAATCTGTTGCATATTTATAACCATTACCTACACCAAACAACATTAAAGTTAAAATTACAAAAACAAACCCTAATAGTGGCCATAAAATTGTTTTGAGTAGGGAAATAAGTTCTTTTTCTTTGTTAAACTTACAACTTTTCTTATTAGCCTTTTGTAAGGTAGCCAGTATTTTATCAACACCATCAAAGTTTATGGTTTTCTCACTATTCATTTCCAATACCCTTTAACTCCATAAAACAATTCTATTTCCTCATTTCTTCTCTTTTTCAAACCGGGGCATCTAACATCTCTTACACCCCAATCCCACTCTTTACAAGCACGACTTACATTGCCATACATAATGTATTTTTTACATTTACTATTATGAAAAATTGGTCTACAAACATTATAACTAACGCTCAAAATTGCTGTTTTTTCATTATCTGTAAGTTCTCTGCCGAGTGCTTTTTCAATATCCTCAACTTGTTGATAACAAACACATTTAAGATATTCTCTTAAATCTTCCTCTGCTTTTTCTCTTGTTGTTGTTTCGCCTTCTTTTACAGGTATTGTTCCTTGACGATAAGAAATACCATAACCAATAGTGATTTGTCCTGCTGGACATTTATATGCTTTTTCACTATAACCTTCCCATTTTTTGATAAAATCAACAGCACATTGCGGAACGCTCTTCATAAAAAAAATATTAAAACAACATAACAATTAAAACAAAAATTCTTCATTTTCTTTTCAAAATCTTCTGTCATAACACAATAAATAACAAAAATAAAATAAAGATGTAAATCGCACAAACAATAATGTTATACATAAGCATTTTATTCATAATTTATCTTCAATTTATCCAATTCTTCTGCACTTTTACACTCCTCTATTTTCTTTATGTTTTCAATATATCTTTCATTCCATATTGCGTCATCTTTTTCAACAAGTTCTTTAATTGTTTGTAATTGTTGTTCTGGTGTCAATTCAATAACTTCATTGTCTTCGTTGCAATACTTTACATTTTTCATTCCTTGTAAAATTTTCTTGAAATTTTCATCATTTTCATAAAAAGAAGTTATAATATTTACAGCAACTTTGCCAAAAAAACTTATTTTTTCTTCTGTTTTTAATGAAATCCCAGTTGCTGTTGTAGCATTTTGTGTTTGTATATCTGCGTTGTTCTCATTTTCTTTTAGTTTTTGTTGTTTTTTTATATTTTGATATTCTTCTGCAGAAAATTGTTTAATGTATTCTTTTTCTTCATCTATTGTCTCATACTTATTTTTATGTTGTGTGTATTCTTTTAATGCTTCATCATATAGTTTTTGATAACACTCAGTCGTTTCATTAGGTGTTATTGTAAAAACACCACCTTCTTCTATTTGAAAACACAACTCTTTTGTATACTCTTTTATAATTGCTTTTAATATGATCATACTAACTAACTCTCTTCCAAACTACTACTGAAAAACTTTCTGGTCTAACTATTGTTGTTTTACCATATGTATTATTACTTTTTGAAGCATCAAATCGTGTTGGACCAGAAGCGGCATTTTCACCATATTTTATCATTTGTGTGAATACGCCATCCCCTTGTGTGTAAAAAGCACCATCTTGTATTGCACCTGATGAGTTTGATATAAAACCATAATATAGGTTAACGTTTCTTGCAAAAACTGCACCTGTTATGTTTGGCAATCCACCTGCTATTGATGTTCCAGCTGTCTTAGTGCTATCTACCCATAATGCTTTATTGTCATATATAGTGTCTTTTTGCCAAGTAGATGTTATAAAATCATCATTAAATGCTGTATTAGGGTCAGGACATCCTGGCGTTTGTATATATGTACTATTTACAGGATGCTCTCTATCAAATTGTGCGACAATATAATTTTTTAATAAATCATAAACTGCCTTTGCACTTCCTAATTGGCTGTTTGTTGAAGAACTGGTTATTGAAGTTTGTTTGTTTATACCTGTCTCCAATTCTTGTGCTGTTATATTGTCTTGTAAATCTATCCCTGCTATTGTGGTAGTTTTTTCTACATATTCTTCCATATCAACCTCAATTTGATATTCTTTTACCCAACCGTCTTTGCCGTCTGTGTCCCATTCACCGGCATATCTAAACCTCCAAGTTCCTGTTAAAGTTTCTTCTGTATAATCACTTGCATCATTTATAATAATAATATCATTTATTTCTGGTTTTTTGTTGCCACTAATATCTGCGGGATATAAAGTATAATCGCTTGGAACACTCGTCCAATTATTCCAACTGCCTCTAAAAGTTGATGCATTTTTTCTTATTTCTTCTGTTGCAAAATCAATAACCGCCTTTGCCGTTGGAATTTCATTATTTGAACTTGTTGAAAGTATACTTGTAATAATGTTTAACTGTGTTTTAATAAAATTGAAAAAATTACTCACTTTTATCTTTTCAGTCAATGTTGTTGCTTCATTTTGTTTTACAATAGCATCATTTTCATTAGTTGTTGTTGTTTCCGGTAAATGTAAAATATCAACACCTTGTTGTGCCATCACTAAATTGCTTTTTTTTTATTATATTTTTCAAATAAGAGGGTACCCTCGTATTTGTTTTTTACTTTGACTAAAAAACAATATAATATATGTCCTACGATTATAAATTAAATACTGATGGAGATATTGATTTTTCAAATTATGTGTCTGGGACAGAAGAAATAAAACAACATATTTTGATGAGATTGAAAACTGGGAAAGGTGGTTGGAAATATGATACAACAATAGGACATTTATTTACAGATTACATATTAAAAACATATCCACACGATTATATTTCTTTTTTCAACTCAATTACAAGTGAATTGCAAAAAGTGGAAGGAGTGAAAAAAGTAAATATAACGAATTACGAAATAAAAAACGTAAACAATCACCAAAAGCAATTATATTTGTATTTTGATATTTTGCTAAATAATGGTGAAAATATAAGTATAACAAGCGATGGTTATGTGCATTAGTTTTTAATATGGCTACTTTTGAAGATTTTGGTTTGACAGAAAATGGTTATATTACACCGAAAGACCAAGAAATACAATCACTTATTATAAGCGTCGCAGAAGGTTTAAATATACCGACAAACTATGAAGAATACTCAATAAAAGAAATATACATAAAATTACTTGGCGATGTTCTCAAAAGATGTTACGAAAGAGAGGCATATAAAGTAAAACAATCCACAATAGCAAATGCTAATAATATGGCTCTTGATGACATTGTTGCAACAATACCAATGACAAGAATACAACAACAAATAAGTTCTGTAAAAGAGGTAATGACAGGCGACAACAACACAATTATTGAAAACGGCACACAAATCAAAAATCCTTTAACAAATGATGTTTTTACAAACAAAATAGATTACAAAATATCAAATTTGGAATGTGTAAGTGCTATTTTGACAATTCCAGAGCTTGTCGCCGGTGATTATTCAATAACTATTGATAGTGTAAAAATCAGTAAAGAAATTACAGAGGAAGATTTGGAGGATGAGCCAACAATAGCGGAGGTTTTGCTTGAAATGGCAACAACAATAAACAATACAACTTCAATAAATCAAAAAGTGACGGCAATAGTTGTTGAAGAGCAATTAAAAATATATTCAATTTCACCTATTGATACTTTTTCTTGCACATTTGAAGCAAATTATGAATTTGGTGAAATAAGTTCCGTTGGTGAATTTTTTGCAGTTGAAACTGGAGCTGTTGAAGTTGAAAAAAACACAATAAACACACCTATAACTTTAATAAGTGGTTTACATAGTATAAATAATCCAGTTGCTGGTTCTATTGGTAGAGACGAAGAGACAGATGCCGAACTAAAAGCAAGAGCAAATAGTTATATGAATAGCAATAATAAATATGCAACAGAAGTTGCAATAAGAAACGCTTTACTTGCTTTGCCGGGTGTTTCTGTTGCAAAAGTTGGAGAGGAAGTAATAGCGACAATAACAAAACCAGATGAAACAACCACAAACATTTATGGAATAAAAAGTGTAGTTTATGGTGGTGATGACAATAAAATAGCACAAACAATTTTTGATATAAAATCAGCCGGTGTTTCAACAACTGGAAATAGCAGTGCTGAGGTAATTGATACAAATGGAGTTTCACATATTGTAAAATTTTCAAGACCAGTTCAAAAATATGCATTTATTAAAGTTAAACTATACAAAACAAACGACATTACAATACCAACTTCTTATGAAGAAGGAGCAAAAATAGCAATTATGAATAGCGATTATGTAAAAAAGCACGAAATAGGACAAGAATTTACACCTTGCTATATTATCACTGCAATATGTTCTTATTTGACAACTGCAATAGGTAAAATAGAAGTAGAAATTGCAACAACTTCAAACCCAAGTATTCAACCAATAGAAAGTGATTGGACAGACGAAGAAATTGTTATCGGCGAGGATGAAAATGTTGTGTTTGATATAAGTAGAATTCAAGTTGATATTTTCAATAGTAATTTATGATTATTACAGAGGAAGAATTAAGAAATCTTGGAATATCAGAATGGGCTTTACAACAATGTAAATATGCTTGTAATAGCTTGCCTTGTTTTTTGAAAAACAAACGGAATGCTGAAGCTATTGCTTGTTTGATTGCTATATGTATAAGTGAAGTTTTTGAAACAAGTTCTATAAATTTTGATATAGAAACTGCTATTAGCTATTCACTTGATATAATTGGTGGAAATATGTTTTGTGGTAGAAGATTACTTGAAGACGAGCAATATAGACAAGAAATTAAAAGAACAATAAATGCTAAAGAGCCGCCAACAACGGCAAATAGCGTGATTAACTCATTCAAACAACTTTATAATTGCAGTCAGTGTTTTTATTCGGAAGAGAAATACAACACAATAGCACTATATGCAAGCTTTCCAACAGAACCACAATCAACAGATTTTTCAGCAATGAAACAAATGATAGCGAACGGTGTGCATTTGAAAGTATATTATGCTGTTGGTGAGAATGTTATTTCAATAATAAACACAAACCCACCTCAATATGGAACTATTTTATTTGCTAATGGTGAACCTATAATAGCGAACAATACTTTTTTATGTGCTTCACAATTTACAGAAGTTGATGTTGTGTAATTACTTCTTTTTGATTACTTGAAATTCATTGCTATTCAATAATTGCCCGGTGTCTATCAACAATTTTGAACTGCCTTTTCTTTTTATTGTAGCATCTTTCAGACGCGGAGTTTTGAGTTTTCTTATTTCTGTTTGCTGGTCTTGTTTTACTTTTAATCCAATTTTTTTTACACTTTCATTGAAATAAGAAATATCATTTTTATGCCAAGTGCCACTTATTGTATTGTTTATAATTTTCTCATAATTTTGTTTATTTCTCTTGAAACTTGGTCCAGCAAATGGTCTCTCAGGAATTATAACCTTTCCTTTTTTTTCAACACCATATTCGTGAATTATAGCAAGATGATTATTTTTTATGTTTCCTTTTGATTTTCTGTTTGTATTCTTCCCTTTTTCAAACCATCCGGCTTTTACCTCTGTTTTTGTTATGTCAGCAATCAATTTTCTTATTTTACTATAACCAATATCTGTGTCTTTAATGGCTGTATTTTGCGACATATTAAAATCTAAAATTGCTCCTACCAGTCATTGCAAAAGCAGAAGTAAAACAACCTTTAATTTTTTTGTATTTATCAATAATTTTTCTCCATTCTAAAAAATAGTAATTGTCTTTGTAAGATTTTTCATTGTCGTTACCAGTGTTTTTGATTTCAAGAACGCCAGCTTTCAAACCTTTGTGTTCTCCGGCAAATGAAAACAAAATTGTATTTTTCAAAATAAACAATTTATAGCAAGTATAGTAAGCAACGGCATCATTATAATCATAAAAATGCTTTTCTTTTCTTGTATCAAACAAATATGCCGGTGTATTCATTTGTGCATCTTTAATTGCTTTTTTCACTTGCAACATTTTACTTTCTTCTTCGGATGCCAAAATTGGTTTAAAGTCATTTGTTATTGATTTTACATTTTTTATTACTTCCAATTCCTCCTCTGTATAAGCAATTTCTTCACCGGACATATGGCTTATAAATAAAATATACTTTTTATATTCAAATATGAGGCCTATTGTTTGATAATAATAAGTGAATACACACAAGAAATTGTGAATTTTCAATTTACAACAAAATTTTCAAGAAATGAAAAAATCGTTTATAATTCAAACAAATTCAAACCAACAAATAAACAAATAGAAGTGTTTAATGATTTGCGCCAAAAACAATATAGAGACATCTGTTTATACGGTGGTGGCAGAAGTGGCAAATCAATGTTGATATGTATTTTTATAGTTCAAAGAGCAATAATAGCACCATATTCACATCACATTATATTTAGAAACACTGCAATATCAGCAAGAAATAGTATTTTTAACGACACATTGCTTACAAAAATAGCAAATTTTCAACAATTCAAAAGTGCTTTTAATAGTGCATCAATAGACAGAACAAGAATGATCATTACTTTCAAAAATGGTTCAACAATACAAGTTTTTGGAATGAACCATATTGATAAAGTGCTTGGGATTGAATGTAGCACACTATATTTTAATGAATGTAGCGAAATAGAATACAATAAAATAAATGTACCAATATCTCGTCTCGCTGAAAAAGCAAAAACAATAATAGGAGGCAAAAACTTAAAAAATATGATATTTTATGATTACAATCCTACATATAAAGCACACTGGACTTATAAATACTTTATTGAAAAAAGAGAACCTTCCTCTGGCGTCCCAATAAAAAGAGATATTTATGTGAAATTATTAAACCCCATTGATAACCAACAAAACATTTCACCGGATTATATTTCCTCAATGATTGAAAGAGGGTTTGGAGATAGATTTGTAAAAGGCGTGTTCCAAGATGAAGTTAAAGGTGCTGTGTTTTCACAAGAAAGTATAATAAAAGCAAATGATCACTATATGAGTGGTTGGCCTCTTGAAAACCTACGAAACATTATGTCGCAAGTAATAATAGGGGTTGATCCTGCCGTTGAAACAAACAAAGAAAATGATAATACAGGAATTATAGTTGCCGGGACAAATGGTGAAGATTATTTTGTTCTTGAAGATAAGAGCGGAAAATACAAAGAAGAAGCTGTATGCGGTATAATTCTTAATTTATACAAAAAATGGAAAGCAAATTGTGTTATCGTTGAAGTAAATCAAGGAGGTTCTTGGATACCGGGCGGAATATCTATGTATTGTAAAAATAACAATTTGCCACAAATACCAATCAAAACAGTGAGGGCAGTTTTCAACAAAAAGACAAGAGCAGAACCGGTGGCTGTGGCTTATGCTAATGGTAAGGTAAAACACATTCAAGATTTTAATTGCGAAGGAAGAGTTGTAGAGCATAAGCTTATGGCTCTTGAAGATGAACTAACAAGTTATACTGGAGAAAAAAATGAAAAATCACCAGATAGAATGGACGCTATGGTTTATGCAATAACGTATATGCTTGAAGAAAAACCAAAAATCAACCGCTCTTATACAATCTTAAAAGGGTTTTATGGCGATTGAAAATACAAAATTGGTATAAAAATGTATCCCCTATATTTGTTTAATAAAATCAATAATTTTAATTGAATTGTGGCATTAAAATATGGTTTTACAGACAAATCTGATGATTATTTTGAAAGAATAATACAAGTAGAAAACAATGACTATATTTTCAAGATACAAAGAATAAAAATGGATGAAAACACCGATGAAAAATTTGATTTCTGGAATTGTAAAATAGAAGACAACAATGGCAATATATTATCAAACAAACCAATTACATACAATAGCAAGATTTTTTTATACAAAAAAACACAAAAACTGGATGGAAATTTTGTATTTATAACAAAAGACACAAATAAAACTTTTGCAAGTGGAGATGATTTCAAAAACGACGAAACAAGTTTGATTTACTATACAAGTGAAGATGTGAAATAATATGAAAAACTTTATAAGAAAATGTAAAATAGAATTTTATAGTAAAAATGGGGAATTACTTTATACATATAATGCCGGTGGCGGGAAAAAAAAAAACGGCAATTTTTCACCAAGAGTTGTCTTTGATATAGTAAAAACAAACTCATCAGCACTTCAAACAAGCACAATTAAAATGTATAACCTTGATAAAGAAGGTGGTGCTTACCTTGCGTCAATACAAGGCGATTTGAATGTTAGATTGTTTGCTGGCTATGAAGATGATTTTAATTCAGCAATAGGTGCAACAATACCAATTTATTCCGGTATGATCTGCCAAACACCAAAGACAATTTACAGCGGTGTTTATGTTGAAACAACTTTTTATTGCTATTTTGGTGTTTTAATAAAAAAAATTAAAGTTCCTCCATTTTCAATAAAAGGTTTGGTTACCGCACAAACTTTGTTTTCAAATTTGAGAAGTAAAATTAAATCATTAGAAATTGATAAAGTATTGCCTACAGATACTCCGCTAACAATTCCAGAAGATACAGATTTAATATTACAACTGGGGCCAACAATTATGACAAAAACAATAGCAAAAATTGGTTATTCAATACCTCTCACACATACTCTTGATGAGTTTTTAACAATAATGGCGAAAATTTTGTCGGATGATAACAATGAAGTGCAATGGTATTTGGACGATGCTAAAAGACAAATAGTTTTTTACAACACAAGTTTTGCCGGTAAGGCAAACAATATAGTAAAATTACAACAAGGAGTGAATATTCTTGAGTTTGACCAAAATAGTGTTTTACAATATGAGCGGGCACAATATCTTGCAAATTTAACTGGAAAACAACAAAAAAAACATAAACAAAAAGAAAATCAAAAAGAAATTTACAACACTTCAACTTATATTCAAAAAGATATTTACTTAGATACACAAATTTTGTTAGAAAATGTAGAAGCACCAACAAATATGTCTATACAAAAAATTAGATATTATGGTGATACTTATGGCACAGACAATGATTGGAGGATGGACTTAGAATTATATGAGCGGGGGAAATAATGATACATTGTTGGCAGAAACTATAAAATCTTTGGTGTTGAAGATACTGGAAGATTATTTGTGCTTTGAACCAGTGCCAGCAAAAGTATTAAAATATGATTTCAAAAAAAGAACAGCGGATATAAAACCACTTGTCGGTATAATTGATAAAGTGGGCGATGTGCTTGAAAACCAAGAATTGCCAGATATACCAGTTATCTTTCCAGCTTGTGAAAAAAGTGCTTTTTCAATGCCTATTGAAAATTGCGAAGGTTTGTTGATTTTCACAAAATTAGGAATTGAAAATTGGCAGTTTTCAGGTGGCGAACAAAGCGAGGCAATAACAACTCGTTATAGTAGAAGAAATGCTTTTTTTATTCCTGGTTTGATAAACAATAAAACAGAAAATAAATACATAGACAACGGCGACGATTATATCAGGCACTTTTTTGAAAAAAGTGAATTTAGAGTGACGAAGGATGAAAAACTCAATTTTGTTATAAATGAAGTAAATTTAACAGAGCAACACATAAATGACACAATAAACACTACAAACTTGTCAGACAAAATAAAAAGTGCTTTACAACAAGTTTCAACTGCATTAAATGCTCTTGCAACTGCAACATATGGCGGAGTTCCTGGCCCGGCAAGTTGTGCTGCGGATTTGACAGCGGCGAAATCACAAATAGACAGCATTGTAAGCGAAATAGACCAAATTAAAAGTAAAAGTGATGAAGTTAAACAAGCATTTGAAAAAGTGAAAAAGTAGTGTTTTATGTTGTGTGTATGATTGATTTTAGTAGTATTGAAAAGCCAGTTGTTATTGAGTTATCAAAACTCAAAAAATGGGATGATAATCCGAGAGAAATATCGCAACAAAGTCTTGAAGATGTAAAATACAAAATACAAAAATACTCCAAATTTTTACAAGGACATCCGCTTTGGATCACGCCGGACAAAACAGAACAAGGAAAGTATATTGTATTTGGTGGAAATCAAAGGTTGGAAGCAGCAATGCAACTCGGTTGGGACAAAATACCGGCAATTATTTTTGAAAACATTACAGAGAAAGAAATGAAAGAAGCTGCACTTATTGATAATAAAACAGATGGTGTTTGGAAGTTTCCAGTTTTGAAAGAAAAATTCAAAGACATAGATTTTACAAAGTTAGGTTTTCCGGATTTGAATTTTACACCGAAACAAATTGAATTTCAACAATCGTCTTTTATTGAAGAACCAACGCAAGAAGACACGTCTATTGAAGCTGACGACGACAAATTACTATTACACGAAAAAAACGATAAATTTTGCCAAAAAATAAATAATGGTTCTTTAATAAAAGATTTTGTAATTGCTCCATTTCCTATATTGGATTGTAAAAATATCAATTGGATGAATAGAAAACAATACTGGAAAGAAAAATATACAGATGGCAAGACAAGAGATAATTTAATTACAAATAGTATTGGATTAAATGTAACTAATGTTAGTTGCAGTTTACTTGACCCTGTTTTATGCGAAGTTGTTTGCGATTGGTTTCTGCCAGATGGTTCTTGTAATGTTTTTGATTGCTTTGCTGGTGGCACTGGTTTTGGTTTTGTTTCTTCTTATTTGGGACATAATTTTACTGGCATAGAACTAAGAAAAGAGCAATGCGAGGAGAACGAAAAACAATGTGAAAAAAATAATCAAAAAGCAGTTTATCATTGTGATAGTGGGTTAAATGTTGATAAATACATACCAGAGAACTCACAAGATTTATTTTTTTCTTGTCCACCATATTTCAACTTAGAAAAGTATTCAAAACTGCCAGAAGATTTGTCAAATATGTCTTACAACGATTTTATTAAATCGTTGGATATTGCTTTTACAAAATCTATAAAATGTTTGAAAAACAATAGATTTGCTATAATAGTTATGTCAGATGTTAGAAATAAAGAAAATGGTGGATATTATACAATTTGTGATGAAATAAGAAATATATTCAAGAAAAATGGTTGTATAGTTTACAATGAAGTGATATTAGCAACACAATTAGCTTCGGCACCATTTAGGGCAAGAAGAAGTATGATGAGTAGAAAAATAGTAAGAGTGCATCAAGAAGTTTTATGTTTTTACAAAGGAGACACCAACGAAATTAAAAATATATTTCCTCTTATAAAAACAATTGAAGATAATAATGAAGAAGGTTTAGTTGAAGACAATGAAATAAATCTTTGAAGCAATAAACCAATATTGTTTTTAATGTTTAATTTGCTTTTACAAAGTTTTTTAATCTGTCTCTTATTTTAACCAATTTGCAATGTGGATTATATCCAGTATATTACATACCATACAATTGAAAATAATAACATTAAAAGTAATCAAAAACTAAACAAAATGTCATCATTTACTTATGATTTTAACTTATCTGATTTGAAACAAGTGAAAAATTGTGGTTTGAAAGCATTTACAACTTTTGCTTGTGGCGGTGGGGCTGATATTGGCTTGCTGATGTCCGGATTTAATTGTCTTGGAGGTTGTGAAATAGACAAAAACATTTTACAATTTTATAAAGCAAATTTTAATCATAAGTATATTTTCAATGAAGACATAAGAGATTTTGTGGTAAAAGCAAAAAATAAACAACTCCCACAAGAATTATACCAACTTGATTTATTGCATCAATCTCCGCCTTGTAGTTGTTTTTCACTTTCTGGCGAAAGGGAGAAAAGCTGGGGAAAAGAAAAAGTATTTCACGAAGGGCAGAAAAAAACAACGGCTTGATAATTTATTTTTTGAAGCAATAGCATTAGTTAGAGAGCTAAAACCAAAAGTTGCCACATTTGAAAATGTTGAAGGTTTAATAATGGGTAATGCAAAAATGTATTTTTCAAAAATTATAAATAATTTAATAAACATTGGATATAAACCACAAGCTTTTATAGTCGATGGAGCAAAACTTGGCTTGCCACAAAAAAGAAAACGACTTTTTATTGTAGCCCAACGGAATGATTTTTACAGAAACAAATTACTACTAAATTTCAATGAAAAACCAATTACATTTAGCAAAATAAGAGATGATAAATGCGACGAGGTAACACCTTTTTCAACTGCTTCTTTTCAATTGTATATGGATAAGAGGAGAGACGATAATTCTTTTTCACAAATCTGCAAGAGGAATAACAACAAAAAATCTTGGTTTAATTACAAAATTATAAAAAATAACGACATAGTACCAACAATATGCACACAAGCGAATACAACTTTTTTCATCAATGATATGTGTCGCTGTATAAACAAAAATGAGTTATTATCGGCAAGTTCTTTTCCAAAAGATTACAATTTTCTTAATTCAAAGTTATCAAAAGTGTGCTGGCTATTAGGGATGTGCGTCCCGCCTCTTATGATGTATAAAATAGCGGAAGAAATTAAAAAACAATTATTTAGTATGTAATATGGCTGAAAAAGAAGAATACAATATAAGGACATTGAAAAAAACTATATTCAAATTTCTTGCTAATTACTATCCAACTCAAAAAGGTGAAAAAATAAGAGGCGATGAAGCAATAATTTCGCAACTTTTTGAAATAATAATAAAAGGAGACAATAAAGAAAAAATACAAGCAATAACTTTATACAAAGAATTATTAAACTTATTAGAAAAAACACATTTATTATAGGCCTCTTATTTGTTTTTTAAACATAGCATTAAACAGATTCGACAATGACAAGCGATTTTATTATTACAAGAAAAAGTGATTTTGACGATTGTTTTCTAAATGATATAAAATATCATTCATTTTATGAAAACAATAACTGTGGCAAATCATCATTTATAAAAAACATAATGAAATATTACAACACAAATGGACTATTTAGAAATATCATAAACATTCCAGCAAGAGATGCGACACGAAAAAATATTGTTATCAAAAATAAGTACAAGCAACAGATATTGGAAGAATTGAACAAAAGAAAATACAGAACGCACTTGGAGAAAGCAGTAAGAATAGCAAGATTGTTTGGTTCGGCTCTTATTTTACTTGATATAAAAACAAACACAAAAATTCAAGAAAACGACCTCATTGAAAAAGAAGAAGTACAAACTCTTGAAAAGATTACAGAAGATGACACAATAAAAAACTTTTCAATATCACACATTTTTAATCCAAGTGAGTTTTATATTGTACAAGATGACAATGCTTTATACCCGCTTGACTGGGATTACTACATGATAACTTCACCAAAAAGCAGTATCAAAGTTCACAAAAGCCGAGCAATTTTAATCACACACCAGGAATTACAAGAAAGAGCCGACAGATTGTGCGAAGGCAGTATGTTTTTACATTTATACAACGACATTTCAAGATATGAAGATGCCCTTGAAATACAAGCAAATTTAATGATTATGTCGCAATATGATATAATACAAATGGATCTGAACTCGCAATTTACCGGCGATGAAGACAGCGACAAAGCCAAAATAAAAGAAATGATGGACTTGTTGAAAAAAAATATAATGGCGAAAACAACACAAGGAACTTTTCTCGCGGACAAAGAAGACAAAATAAGCCGTATTCAGTCAATTTTTACTGGTTATGCCGACGTGACAAACTCATTTAAAGATAAAATAGTTGCTGGTTCTGGAATACCAAAAATGATTTTGTTTAATGATACTTTAAGCGGTTTATCAAATGAAAGCAATACAACATTATCAAATTACTATGCACATATTGAAACACTGCAAGAAGATTGTTTGAGAAATGCTTGTGCCTATTTGATAAAATTGATTTGTAAAATGAATAATTTTGATATAACAAATTATGATGATTTTGAATTTGCTACATTATGGCAACAAGACGATGAAGAAAAAAGCAAGACAATGTTGAATTACATAAATGCAGTTTCAAAAGCAAAAAGTGAAGACGTTTTAACGACAGAAGAAGCAAGAAATATACTTAAAAACAATAATATACTCCAAGAAGAAATACAAACAGATAATAAAAAAAAAGACAATGAGTTTGATTTGTATTAAAGATGACAGAAGAAATAAATGACATTCCAGAACAATATTCAAAAATTCAATACTTGCCAGAAGATGAAGGTTTGTTTGAGGCAAGTTTTAGTGAATTATTACAAGATGAAATAATTGTGAAAAGAAAATACAAAAGCATAGAAATAGATGAAGAAGACAATTTGCCAAAAACAACTTTTGAGACAATTACAAAACCAATTACTGGAATTATAACACATCAATCAACAATAATGAGTGGTGCCGATGTATCAAAACGTTTAACAAACGAAGGAAACTATATGCAAGGCTCTCTTATGCTAATTACAACTGCTGTTTTATATTTTGACACTCCAGATAGTGTAAATGATATTGTTATTTTTGAGGGCAAACAATACAATGTTGTAAACAAATTTGTTTTCAAAAAACCAATTCCACATATTGAATATATGTTAAAACTTGCTGATAATAGTGATGATTAGTATATGACAATCATAAAGCAAAAAGACATATTTAGAGTTTTTCAAAAAGTGCTATATGATAATTGTGTAGATAAAAACTATATTAGCCAACTAACACAAATTGTTGAAAAAAACAATCAAGCATTTTCAGCAGGACAAAACTTTTTTGATGTTTTGAGATTAAATTTACAATATACAAAAGAACTCACACAAAAAGGAACAATCGGCGAAGTGCAAACTGGCACAACGGAAATAAAACACTTGAAATTGTTTTGTTATAGAATGAAATACACTGGCAATAATTCACAATTCAAACTTGATGAAATAAGAGATAAATTGTTGAATTCACAATCAGCAAAAATAACCTTTCAACATTATGGAATACATTTACATCATATTAGTGATGTTGAAGATATTTCTGTTGATTATGACAACACATTTTATGATCAGTCATTTATGGAAGTAAAAATAATTTGCTATACAAAGAATGTGTTAAATGAGGAGATAATTGCAAATGAATTTATACTTGATACAGAAGTTATTAAACCATTCAATGGCGAAGCAATAGAGGACAACAATTAAAACTTTATTAGTGTTTCAGCGGAACAACGACAATTTACTTCCTCGCCAGGATTTATTCCTTCGTCAAATAAATAAACTCTACCTTCTTTTGCTTTATGGCTGTCACGAACCCTTTCATCCAAACAAGTTCTCCACTTATATTTATTCAAACCAATAGCCAATGATTGTGCCTTATTTCTTTGTCCGTATAACTTGCTAACTTGGTCTCTTGCTATTCTTTTTACTCTATTTTTACTCATTTCTGTCGCTTCAAGTATTTCATCAATCAATTCACTACTTCTTGCACCTTCATTATAACTTTTAACAACAATGTCTTTTATGCCTTCTGCTGTTTGTTTTTTGATATTTTTAATTAAACTAACATTATATTCAGCCCATTCCTCTGCTGTTGAATAAAAATTGTTATATCCGCTTGGTGTTTTGTTTGGTTTATATTTGAAAACTGGTTTTTTCATATAATCATCAACATTGAAATCAAAGCCAAATGCTTTACTCGCACTTTCGTTGTAAAATTTTGTTTCTGTGTTGATAATTTTGCTTCCCATATACAAAGCAGCTATTTTAGTAATAATACTGCCATTTGCTGTTGTTTTTAATAAACTCTTTGTTGTGTCTACAACTTGTTTTTCATTTGTGTTTTTCAAAAAATCTTCCATTTCATTTGTTTTGTATTCAAGTATTGTATTTTTAATAAAAGTGTTATTGTAAATACTTGCCAAGTAATCTTCATATTCAACACACAATGAAGAAGGACAAAATGGTATTTTTATTGTTTTGTTTTTGATTTTTTCAGCAAAATCATCGCCATATAAAATATGTAATGTAATAAGTAATTCCTCGTGCAAAGAAAAACGACGTTGGTCGTTAAACTCAACGTCGTTCTCGTTTGATATTAACTTTTTTATGACATTCTGCGAATACATTACTATTTTTCAGCTACATCTTTATCTTTCGAATTAGAAACTTGTTTCTCCTGTGCTCCGGCATTTTTATCTTTTACATCAGGAACTTGCTCCTTCTTCGCAGTTTGTTTTTTAACAACTTTTTTTGAAGCTTCAGCGACAATTTCTTTATAAGAAAACTGATATTGTTGACAAACTTTTGCCAAGTTGTGAAACTCATTGTCCCCAACTTCGTATTCACCTTTGCCGTGTTTAATTTCTTGTTTTTTAGCACCAAAACATTCATTAAACACATCGCCGTTACTAAACGGATTATCTATAAAAATAGTCTTAGTCATAACACAAACAAACAAAACTATTCAATACCTGTAATCAATTTAATTGCTTCTGGATAAGCACATTTGAAACCACCGCATCTTGCATTTACTCTACGAGTTATTGTGTCTGCTTTTTGCTCGTCTAACAAGAAGTTTGGTTCGCTTCCAACACAACCGAAATAATCTGGATTTTTGACAAAAATAAATCCACTACCTTTTGCGCTATCAAATAAATCAAGTGTTTCACATTCATAAACTTGTGATGGTAATAAGCCAGTTCTTCTTAAAATCATATCATATAAGAAAACACCAGCATTATTATTCGTGTCATAAGGTGTTTGTTTCAAGAATGTTGCAACCTTCTTTGGCAAAACCAACATCTTGCTACTATCACTTATAAACTGACCTGATAACGCATCATCAAGGTCGTTTTTCAACTTCACAATATCGTTGATAATACTCTCCTTACCTCCTGTTTCAGCAACTTTTTGGCTCCATTTTGTCTTGCCATTAACGGCCACAGGAGTATTTTTGTTTGCGACAATCTCATGATTATCCAAAACACCTGTTGTATCCCCACTTGTTGAAGAATAACTCAAAGTTGTATTTTTCTTTTTTTCATTTTTAATAAAAGTATTCAAATTCTTTGACCCGTGAAAATATATGAAATTTTCAGCACTATAAACTGCTTGTGCCAATCTTGAAGGTTTATTTGTTTGTAAAGCAGAGATTAAGTCTTCAACTTTATAAGCACCATTCCTTTTCAAGACACTTTCCATATCTCTCAATCTGGCTTCGTCTTCGGCGGTAAATGTTTGCTGACAACCAATTTTTACAATACCTTGTACCATTTTATCAGCTTTGCCACTGTCTAAATTTGAATACTCTGTTGCACCTTCACTTGTTAAATTTGCATATTGCTTATCGCTTTCAATTTTAACAATTTCATAACTTGTTCTATATTCATCAACAGGAAGGACAGGATAACTTGCCTTGCCGAAGATTTTAATAGCTTCGTTCTCCTCTTCAAGCACTTTTAAATATTGTTTATATTCCAAATTGCTTGCAACATCATTCAAAACACTTTGTAAAACACTAAATTCATTACTCATAAACTAAAAACCATAAAACACCAAACAAAAAAAACTATAACAAATCAAAAGATATTGTTATAATATCCCCTGCCACCCCAGCAGCATTAAATACACTATTTCCAATTCTAATATGATTTACTGTTGTCGCATCTCCTCCTTCACCTTCTGTGTGTGAAGCATCACCACAAACTAAACCATTACTTGGGTTTAAATAAATTGGATCATCTTTATCAACATCGGCACCTAATTCAACATATTTTTCATTGCCTCTTTTTACATAAGAAAACATAGAACCAGCTTTCTTTACATATTGCAAATAAGGTTTATCTGTTGAAGTTTTAGCATCAACAACCTCTGCTTCGTTGCCACCAATACCAACACCAGGAGCAATTACAAAACCAACAACTTTATCTGTTGACGCATTGACTTTTTTATATTTGCCATCGCTGTCAATAGCAACAAAAACACCTCCTGCCAAATTAACGGAAGCAACATCGCTGAAAACCTCTTTATCATTTCCAACCTTACTTGAACCTAACATCACCATCATAAACAAAACAAAAAAAACAAACTAATAATTTCTATACTTATTCAACAACTTTTTCTTGTCTTCAACGGACAAGTTTTTAATATCTGTTTGTAAAAAATCTGCTTGGAAATTGTCTTTATCTTGTCTCCCAGCATTTTCACTGACAATTCTACTAATCATTGTTTTTACATTTTTATTATTCTCCAAAGCAATACTTTTATTTTTGGCTAACATATCAAAAACACCATTTACATAATCGTCGTTTTGTGCTGAATAATCAACATTCATTTCTTTTTGTAATATCTTCCTTTTTAGTTCACTGATGTTATTTACAGTTCTCAAAACGGAATTATCAATATCAAAACCGCTGTCTTTTAATTCATTTGCATAATCTTGTAGTTTTTGTTTATCAAGTAAAATTGTGTTTCGTCTGTTTGCCTCTTCAAGAGTGGCTTGAAGTTTTTTAAATTGTTCTTCATAATTTACTACATTTTGAGGTACAACTTGCTGTGGTGTATTTTCGTTGTTTTCAGCGTTTGATTTCACTTCCTTTTTACCAAAAAACTTTTGGAAAACATTTGTAAAAGCATTTGTCATCTTTTCTTCGTCTATAACAGAAGAGGCTTGTTGATTATTGTGTGACTGTGTTTGTGTATTTGCCGTATCATTATCAACATTTTGGCCTTGATTTTGAACTCCTATATTCTCTTTGACTAAAAAATCAGACATAATTTTTGATTAAAAAAATATAACATAAAATTATTTATCAAATGAAAGGGTAATATGCTTTTTTGATTATATTTTATCGGCGTTTATTACAATAAACTTTTTATTTTACTCCCTAATGAAGTAATAGAGCCATATAATCTTTGTCTTGTTATCCTTTCGCTTTCTTCAAAAAATGGAACTTCTTGCCAAACTGAATTAAAAACAATATGTTCTTGCGTCTGCCAATCTTCTTTTGAAGGATCATTTACTAATTTGAAATTTCTATAATCATTAAATCTCGTTGTTATATCACAAATAATCGCTTCATCATATAATCTATTCAATAATTCAACTGCTTCAATGCAATTATTACTACCAGTTATTAAATTTGCGGCCGTTGCTATTAAAGCATTGTTTGTAATATTATCAAGATTTGAAATTGATATTTGTATATTCAAAGTTCTTGGCGCTGGACGCCAGTTGTCTGTAAATTTTGATCCTTTTTCTATTGCTATTTGTGATAACTGCCCTTGTCTATTTGAAGTGATTTCAACAATTTCTAAGGTATCAGCAAATGTGCCACCTCTCGCCAAACCATCTAAATCCGGATTTACATCATAAGTAATTCCTATTTTTCTTCCAGTTATCAACTCATTTATTTTACTTTGCGCCAAACCTATCAACATAACTAATTACTTAAACCTAAACTTGTTTGCAATCTATCAAATTGATCGTTTGTTATTTGTGTTGAATATTTTTGTGCATTTTGTTTCATTTTTTCTTCAAGTTGTCTTATCAAATCTTGATTTGCTTTATAGGCATCTGTTTGTTGTGATAACTCGTGGTATTGTGCATTTACTTCAACATTTTGTATTAAAGTCATACGTTGTGCGTCAAGATATCTTCTTTCCATTAAACCACCAGCAAATGATTTAGCCCAGTTTTCTCTTCCAGAGGCAACACCTTCTAATGTAATTCCATTTAGATTTACTGGTGTCATTTTTGCCATATCTTCATTTATTTGTTTATTGTATTTCATTTCATTTTCTATTTTAGCTATTTTTTCTTCTGGTGTTTCTTGAAAATGAAAAACCTTATTTAACAAATTCATTATTTTATCAGTTACTCCAAGTTCATCGGCAATTACTTTTAACAAAGGAGCAATCAACATCATTGGCCCCAACATTCTTGAACCAACTAAAATAAATCTTGCTAAACCTACATCTACCAAACCAACTTTATGCATCAACCTCATCAAAGAGTATTTATCAACGGCAAAATAATTCAATGGGTTCATTGTTGACGACAATAATTTATGTTTTCTTATAAACGCCGGAATAAACTTTAACATCAAAATACCAAATACCGCCTCCAAAGCAACACCGTATGCCTTTGACATTGTTTTGTTGTCCGCGATAGCATTTACATACTTAGTCGCTATTTTTGTCAATTCTCTAATTGCTGGAAGGTTTTGCTCCATAAGTGCATTAGATAATCTCTGCATTGAATTACCAAGTGCTTGAATTTGTTTTTCAGTTGTTGACATTATTATATCGTAAGCTCTCTTTTGCTCTCCTTCATATACTGGTTGTCCATCGGGTCTTAATTGTTTGCCAGAGAGTTTTTCATTTAAATCAATTAAATTTCCAAGATTAGAACCTAATGATTTAAAAATTCTTTCATAATTCAAACCACCAATAATACTCCATATAGCCGAGACGTTCTTGCCTTTCTTCTGTGCATCGTCTATTTTCTTAAACAATTCTATCCATTTTTCTCCGGTTCGTCCTGTTTTACTTGCTTCCATTAACTCGTGTGTAAATTTTACCATATCAATGCCCGCCTCTTTGCCAGCAGTTTGGAACATACCTCTATTTTGCCACATTTCACCCATCATTGTTCTTTGATTTAATCTTTGCATTGACCTCGCCACTTCGCTTGCTTCAAAACCTGCATTTATGCCAAGAGTTGCATATGCAGTAGCAAATGTTTCATTTATACCAGCTGTCCGCATCACGCCAGACATATCTTGCAGCGCTGAAAAAATATCAGGAACTTGTGCATTACCATAATTATGATGTGCATATGATATTTTATCACCTAAAACTCTTATTTGCTCCGGTGTTAAATCCAAATTTCCTTTAATAATTGACAAGTTCCTCGCTGTTTGCTCTGCCGACATATCATAAGCAATAGAACCTTGCTCTGTCAATTTCATCATTTCTTGTATTTCATCTTGTGATTTCAAAGTTTGTGCATATGTTTTGTAAGCCCTTGCCAAGTCCGTTAAACTCTTACCTGGTGCAAATCTTGACATTGCAAGTATTTCTTCTTTTGTTTGCCCCATATTGAGATGCGGATTAACTTTTTCAATATCTTTCAAAGCATATTCAAATTTAATTGCCTCTCTTGTCATCAGTGTCATTGAAGCAGTCAACGCCAGAACACTATTCCTCATTGATTTATACCTTTCATCTGCTCTCCTTTTTGCCGCCTCTTCCGCTCTTTCTCTCCTTTCTAATGATTTTCTATGATCTTGCTCTATGTCATTATTTGCTTGTTTTGTCTTGTTTTTTGTGTCTTCTATCCTTTTATCCGCTTTGTCTAACCCGGTATTATCCGATTTAAATGTTAAATATGTAATCAGTTCACGAGTATACCCCACAATCTTCTTATTAACTAATATATTTATTTATCAAACGAGTGGGAATGTGCATTTTTTGCACTTTGCTTTTCTTGTCTTTTGCACTCTTCTTCAACTTGCTTTTGCTCTATAAAAGTAATAACATCATTTATTGCTTGCCAAGAAGACAGCTCCCTGTAAGAATATGTTTTGAAATCTTTGAATGTGATTTGCTTTTTCATTATGAGAGGCAAAAACTCTTCATACATTGTCAATTCTGGATGATCGCTTATAAAATCATTTATGCACTTCTCCCATTCATAGTGTTTATTGCTTTTTTTTACATTATCGTAGTCAAAAATTGATTTTTTTTTTTATTATAACAATAGGCAAATCTCAAAATGTTCCATAAAATATCATATATCAAAACCAGTCGCCCTTCAAGAAACTTCAAAAATATCGCATCATCAAGTTTTAATGGATTGCCGTTAAAAGTTATGTTATTATTACAAAAATCCTTCAAGGTTTTATTTTCAAAAAGATTGTTTGATGTTATAATACTGCCAAACATATTTTTAATCTTAAAAGCATCTTCAACGCTTGGTTCTTTTACAATCAGTGTTATTTCTTCATTTTCTATTTTTTCATTACATTGTTGTGGTTTTTCACCTTGAATTTGTGCTTTTATTTTGTTATATTCTTCCAAATCTTTATTCTGTAAATAATCAGTTATTTGGTCGGCATCATTTACATTATTACAAACCTTGCCACTCTTTATTGTTAAAGTTAGTGAATAATCGTCTTGTGAAACATTTTTTGTCAGTTCATATTTTCTACCATAAAAAGAAAGCAATAAAGTGTTTTCAACTATATTGTCAAAATCATAAAGCGACAAACCAACATCTCGCAACAAGTCAATATTTTCATATCTTACTTCAATTTTATTCTTTTCAACTTCAACATCTTTTGCTTTTTCAATATCAAAAACCTCTGTTTCAAAATTGTCAAAATCATTGTTGTTTTTATCAAAATAAACATTTCCTGCTCTAAGTATTTTTGATTTGTTTTTTTTGTCGTCCTTGAAAGACAATAATTTTTCACAAAACAACTTTCGAATGTTTTTGAATTCAAACCTCTCATAACACAAGTTAGAGAGGTTATTATAGCCACCTTTTGCTTCGGTCAAATAACTTTCAAGAGTTATTGGATATATGTAATTAAACTTTACACTCATTAGAAATCAACAACACCACCATTTATTGAAATTTCATAAACAGGAACTTGATCCGGTTTTTGTTCAACTGGATATAGTTTATCAATAGCACCTGTAATCATTCTTCCGACGCCACCGGAAGGTGATTTAATTATTAAAACAAGAGAACCATTTAATGTCGCTATCAACGAACGAATTTTTAACATTGCTCCTTCTTTATCAACTATTGAAAAAGTACCAGTTCCAAGATGGTCTTTGTGTATTTGTAATTGCACATTCCCGGCGTGTGTAGTTATTGCTGTTGAATGTGAGTTTGAATATTCAATTTTTGCTCCTGTGTCTGCCGGCATCATATCTGTAATGTCCAAGCCACAAAAATTTACAACTACATCACTATAATCATTACTATTTACAACATTCCCCATAAACAAAACCAAAAAAACATTAAACTAATTTTTTCTCAAACTTATTTCACCTCCCAAGTGTGTTATTACACCATTTATTATTACATCAAACACAATATTTTTATACTTAAATCTACCTCCTCCTAAACTTTCCCAGTTGCTATTATCCATTGGATCTGGCATTATTAAAATATAACCATTAGGGTCATAACCTTGAACGTTGTCTTCAAGTACGCCCATTTTTGAAGCAAATAATGCTTTCGTTGCTTCATTCCCAGACAAACAAACATTGTTATTTACTGCTTCAAGAAATAAATTTACTAATACATTTTGAATTTCAGCCACCATTTGCTTGGAGCGAACAATGACATTTTTTGTCATTTTGTAATTCCATAAACGAGTATTTACTTCGTCTTTTAGCCACATTATATTCCTTCTTTGAAAAAGAGAGTCACCATTTACCATTGTTCCATATTGATAATTGTTTTCTTCAACACCTCTATTTCTTTCAATGTAATAGTGATTTATGCACTTGTCTTCAAGAACTTTTTTAATATCGCCTCTGTAATCTTCCGGTTGCACTGCTTTCCAATCGTTGCCCTTATCGCAAACACTTCTTGCACCTGGTTGAGTTGTAATAATATCATTCACCGCCGCAACATTTAAGAAATTGTCTGTCGTCTCTATTGTCTCCTCTTCTTCTCCTTCTTCTATTGTTGGAGTTGTTATAGTCGTCATTGTGTAAGCATACTTCAAAGATTTTAATGTTGATGTTATGTCTGTAGATGTTGCTCCATTATAAGAAGCTGTCGTGTCTGTTACTAATGCTGAAAATATTTTTGAATGGCTTTCAGCCCACGCGGCGACTGCCAAAATGTCTTCTTTTGCAAAACTATCAATTAAGATAAAACCAAACCACTCCCAATTTAATACAAGATTATCAAGTGTTGAGACATATGTCACGCCTGCTGTATTTGCTTTTTTTACAACATAAATTGGAGTTTTTTTATTACTAAACCATATATTCAACATTTTATACGTGTTTGAATCTTCACTAAACCCAGCAGTTTTTACTTCATCTATTGATGTAAATTCTTTTTTCAATGCATCACCCCAGCTCTCCGGACACTCTGAACTAACCAATATCGCTACAAAACATTTTGGTTTAACACTAACTCGTGAGGATTCAGCAAAAGTAAATTCTATATCATTCATAAACAAAACACCAAATCTAAATTAAAAAACAGAATAAAAAAATTATTTACAAATAAGAGGGTTATTCCACTTTATCTGCCAACATTATGTTGTCTTCTTTGTCGTCTACCTCGTCGTCTGTTGAAAAAACATTTAATATGTCCAATTCATCAAGGTCTATTTCTTTTTTCTTTTCAGCATCCATAACTCTTCCTTCGTTGTCAATTATATTTGCTTGCTTCAAGAAACACAAAGTTTGAAAAGTTGAAGCATTATTTTGTAATTCAAACTTGCCTGTTTCAATTCTTGTTTTTATCATATTGCTGTAAGCAAGAAGTGTTTTTTCTTCGCCTGATGACAAATAAGTTTTATTCTGCAACATTTTCTCTAACCTCTTTATAATGTTGTTTAATGATTTATTGTATTCATTTATTTCTTGCTGTCGTTGTATATGCTCCGCAATTTCACGAATAGACATTGAGTTTTGAATAATTTTGGAATAATAAATATGTCCTTTAACCATTTCTATTTTGTCATCCCATAAATTCAGTATTGTTGTCTTTGTTGCCTTATCAATAGGCATTGTTTTAATTGTTGCTTTTTCATTTTTCAATTTCTTTTTTTGTCTTGCTTGTTTCAACAACTGCTCGCAATCCTCCAAGCGAATAAGAAAATTAAATTTTGTTTTTATTGCTTTTTGTATACTATATTTTGTTTGCTTGCCATAAGTTTTTTCATCGTGATGTATAAAAATATACATTACAAAATTCTTTATCTTTTGTTGTTCTTCCTCTGTCCGCTTGCAAAAATATACCTGCATTTCCTCCACCATACATATAATTACTTCCTATTCTTGCCAAACAAACCATTTTTTTCTAAGTATTCATCATCAAACCGCAATAATTCCTTGAAGAGTTGTTGTTGCATTTCTTTTTTGATTTTACAAACATTGCTTGTAAAACTATTAAGATTTTTCATTGTTTGTTTTAACGCTTCCATTTCTGCTATTTCACACAAACAACCTATTTTTTTACACTCTTTTATGATTATGTCTCTCTTCCTCTTTGCTTCTGCAATTTGTGCCTCAATGTTTTTTATTTGTTGTTTTAATTTATTTTGTCTTTTGCATCCAAATGTTTCCTTTTTACCACCATTTTCAAGTATAATTTTTTCTAACTGATCATATGAAAAGTTTATTGGAATATAGTTATTTTCTTGATAATTACCATTCACCACATCAAACATTCTTTCATAAATTTTGTCAAAAACATCCACATTTTGAAAAAGTAATAAACTCAAACAATCTGTCGCATCTTTTTGAGAAACATTTTCAAGTATTGCGTCAATTAAGCCATAATCAATGTCTTTGTTCTCACTTACAATTTCAAAAGTTTCTCTTGCCAAAGTTCCTTCGGGCATATATTTTCCCCATTCATTTAAAAAACTTGATGCTGTATTCAATTTCAAGCTCATACACCACACTTACAAACAACACTTTCACCACTGCATTCTATATCACTTTTAACAACTTTATAACACTCTATACCTACCTTCGGTTTTGTGTCTTGCTTACTAAAATTGTTTTTTTTGTCTTCCAACAGATCTTTAATTTTTCTAAAAATCCTATTGTTGTTTGTTGCTATGTCTTTGTTGTCTTCAATAAACTTTTCAAATTCGCTATACATTGGAGCATCATTTAAAAACCCGTTTTGTTTTCTTTTACCACGAAATTTTAACACAAATTTCAACAAAATCTCAACAGAGCAATATTGGTTTTCACGAGCAATGTTTTTGATTACTTCCAAATTTTGTGTTTTTTCACTACTTGTCCAACCAAATGGAGTATTTGTGTTTTTATCCAAAACGTTAAACAAAACCTCAACTTTGTTCTTCACCTTTTCAAAACAAGTTTTTATCGGCGAGGTATAAAGCAAGAATGTTTCAACCGTTTTGATGGTTTCCTCAAAATTGTTGTTGTCAAAACATCGTGGAATTGTGTTGTTTGCACCTTCGCTAAGCAATTTTTTTTTGAATTCATCAACTTCAATCAATTTTTCGATTGTCATTTTTTGAAATTTTATGTCATTTTGGGTGTGTGTGTCATTTTTGTCATTTTCCTTCGCGCGCGGTAACACACACTTCTCTTTCTCTATCTCTTTTTCTCTATATATATTATGTGAGGATGTCATTTTTGTGTCATTTGATGTCATTTGAATGTCATTTGATGTCATTTTGTCATATGACATGTCATTTATTTTTTGTGATGTCATTTGTGTTTCTAAATCTTGCAATCTTTTGACTTGTGCCGTAGTTCTGGGGTCTTGTTCGCCATATTTTTTTTTGTAATTTGAAATATTTTGCATAATTAACCTCCTTTTTTTTCTGTAAATTTGGATGTCATATGACATGTCATTTAATGTCATTTTTGATGTCATTTGGTTGTCATTTAGTGTCATTTTTGATGTCATTTGGTTGTCATTTAGTGTCATTTTTGATGTCATTTGGTTGTCATTTAGTGTCATTTTTGATGTCATTTTTTCCGTTTGGAGTTTTTGGTCACTTTTTATCAAAAAATTGTCATTGTAGTTTGACATTGAAACTATATTAAAATTTTTGTCCAATTTGCCAACTTTTACAAAAAGTTTATTTACTTCACTTATAAAGTTTTCAAATTTTGAAAATTCCTTTAACTTCGGGTTCTTTTCAAGCAATGTTTGATATTGATATTTTAGGCCATTAATTTTTGATACAAATTCAGAGCCCTTTACGCACTTTGTTTTTTTTTGCTTTGCCAATGTAAAGTATTCTTCCCATATAAACATTATAAATATACCATCAACATAAATATTATTGTATTGTTTTAAATAATCGGCAATATACATCCAGTCGGTACTTTTGCTTAAAGTATCACTTCGCGGTGTCCAATTCTTTGCTATTATCATTTTATACTATAAAACTTGCTATATCTTTTTTTACAATTTTTATAATTACAAAAAAAGTCATTTCGCATAAACAATTTCATAAACAAAACCATTTTTGTTATTCTCCATTATAGCGTTGTTCTCTATTATGGCATCTCTTAACTCCAATATCGCTTCTGTGTTATCTTGTGTTGCTTTTAGTCCTGTAGAACAAATACTACATAAAAAAATAACAAAACAGCAAAACAACAAAGCCGAAATAATACTTATCCAAGATAAAGCATTTTCTTCCCAGAACTCTTTAATTTTTTCAACAACCTTCTTCATAAATAACTAAAAACAACAACTAAATACTATTGCACCTATAAACACAAATCAAAATGAATAACACCCAGAACAATGTAAGGAACAAAGAACTGAAATACTCCTTTGCTTTTCTTTTCAAAACTCTATCATTTATTTTCCCCATACAAAAAATCTAAAAAACATACAACAACACAAACAAAAATCAACGACAGATCCATCAACATATGTTTGGTTCTTTACCTCATATATTAAAACGGTATATCGTCATCCACTATTTGTTGTTCTGTTGTATTTTTATCTATTGTTGGTGTCTCTGTTGAATAATTTGAAAACTTTGAATTCTCTTCATTGTTGTCTTTTGAATATTCAACAATTTTTACACAATTCCCATCAATAATTTGATATTCAAAATTCTCATAAAATTTATGCTCTTTGTCTTCATTGTCTTTTATGGTTTCTGGATGATATTTTTTTAAATCGCACAAACCCGAAAAATGTGTTGCACCTCCTTCAATTTGTTTTTGAAATTTATTTGCTAATTTTTCATTCCAACAAACCATTTTTTGTTGTTTATATCTTGGCGAATAATTTCCGTCTTCTCCTTTTACTTGTATAGTTGTTGTTGTATAAAACACATAATTAGCAAAACTGCCATCATCCTTTTTTGTATTTATATGTGGAAGTAAAAAGTTTTGGTTTTCATTTTTCACTTCTACTTTTATCTTCGCACAATTAAAAATTGATAACTCAACACTCATAACATTCAAAATAAAACATCATTCTTCTGTTTTTTTACAATCTTCATTTTCATTATTTGCTTTTTCTTTCAGAAGAACGTCCCCTTGTATTTTTGCATCGTCAAAACCTTTTTTGAAATCTTCCACAACGTTTGTTGTTGCAATTACAACACCTAACTCATCGCCAGTTGTTATTTTAGCATTTGGATTATAATAAGTAATATGAAGTTTGCGTTTGTCGTTGTCAATTATGTTAACGGTTCCGTTGACAAACGCGCCTCTGTCAAACTTGTCTCCAATATCCGTGAATAACAATTCTAAATTGTTTACGAAAATCTTCTTAACGTTTGCAATGATATTACTGCTATCTTTTTTTTCTTTTTTTTCGTCCTCTTGTTTAGAAATACTTTCAAAAAGTTCGTTTCTATATTTTTGTTTTTGTTCTTTAATTGAAAATTGTATATTCGCAGTAATTGTTCTTTTAATTGTCTCTTTTTGTTTGTCTGTCAATTTAACACTTTCATCAAACATTTCACCATAATCAAGCTTCTTTTCCAAATCTTCAATAATGTTTTCAGCGATTTTATAGCTGTTAACAAAAGAAAAATACAAATCAAAAATTTCCTGTGCCATTTTTGACGACCTTTCCTCAACTACTGATTTTACATTATCAGTAACTTTAATTTCACATTCCTCAATCATAAAAAAAATAAATACAAACAAATACTAACCAGACTGCGATGCACCCGGATTAGTATTCACAAGGCCATTTTCAACAAGAAAATTTAGCACTTTATTCCTCCAAACGCCTTTTATGTCTTTGTTGGATATATTCCATCTTGTGTTTAAATCATTTTGGCTGTCTTCAAGTTCAAAAAATAGTTCGCCACAATCTTTCGCCAATGACAACTCATAATAACGCAGTTTTGGTTTTTGATAATTCTTGCTTCCGGTGATTTTATAATTTCCATTGTGCTTTTCAAATTTAACAATGTTAAAACCTAAACCTTCAATTCTGTTTTTCCAATAATCAAGATGTGAATAAATTAAATCATTCATATAAACAACACTCAAGCTCATCAATTAAATAATGATTGACTTTTATTTTACAAAAATTAACCTTTTCCATATATGTCTTCAATATTTACAGCATATTCACCCATGTTTTTTGTTTTTTCTATGATTTTATTTGCTGTTTTTGTCCCACAATGTTTCTTTCCATTTATTATTAGAGACAAAAATGATTTATCAATCTCTAATTCTCGTGCAACTTCGTATAAACCATTATATCCACTCGTTGCAGCATATACTTTTAATTTATGTTTTAATATATTATTGACCATTTTTTTACTTTTTTTCACGAGTAAAAAAAAAGTAAAAATAAAAGTCAAGTTTTTTTAAAAAAATATGAGCAATAGTTCTATTTTAAAAAAAATAATGGAAAGAAATGGCTACAATGTTAGTGATTTTGCCAAACTCTTAAATGTTAGTAGACAAACTTATTTTAATTTATCAAAATCAAATAAACCATTGAAAAAAAAATACATTGAAAAAATCAAACATTTGCTAACACAAGAAGATATACAAGAAATGCAAAACACTGCTATCAGTTTTACAAACTCCATAATAAACCAAAATCAAAACAACTGCACAAATTATAATAATACACAAATATCACAACAAAACCAAAATAATATAAATTTGCCAAATATAACTTGTTTAACAGACGAGATGGAGCCTTCAATACATATAAATGACATTTTGTATTATGATGAAAATGACAAAAACATTACAACACAAAAAAAGATTTTCATTATTACAAATACAAGTGGTGACGATTTTATCAGAACAATTTACAAAAATATGGAAGGTAAAACTATAATAGAGGCAGAAAATGAAAAATACAAATCGCTCACAAGAGACAATCTTGATGGTTTTGTTATTAAGGGGAGGGTTGTTTATATTTTGAAAAATGTGTAATCAAAATCACCATCTTGCTAAAACCACTATATTTTCATAAGAATAGCAAATGGGTTGAAGCGAGTAAGGTTGTGAAGAAGGAGGGGAAGTGGTTTATTTAAGATTGATATGAGTGAAGAAGAATTACAATTATTGATTTATCAATGTCAAAACGGAAGCAATGTTGAGTTGAAGTGTTTTGATGGAAATACGTTGTGGGCTACAAGAAACCAAATAGCGACATTATTTGATTGCACAATAAATAATATTGATTCACATGTTAAAAATATTTTAGCAACAAATGAATTAGATGAAAAAGCAACTATCAAGAAATTCTGGGTAGTTCAAAAAGAAGGTAAGAGAATGGTTCATAGAGATGATTTATTTTGCAAACTGGTTTGGCGGCTGTGAGAATAAGAGAGTTTATTATAAGTGTTTGGTTGGTTAGTGATATGACAGGTAAAGAATTGCAAGTTTTTAATGTAAATGGCATAAAGGTAAATTATAAAATAATTCACGAACAATATTATATTTGTATTAGTAATTTTATTGCAAATGAAGAACATCCAGAAGATATTATTAGAGGTTGGATTAGTAATAAAAACACAATAGAGTTTTTAGGGTTATGGGAACAACAAAATAATTCAAATTTCAAACTGGGTGAATTCACCCAGTTTAGAGAAAATGCTGGGAGCAATAAATTCCATTTAAGACCTCAAAAGTGGATAAATACAACAAATGCAATAGGTTTAAAAAGTAAAGCAGGAAATGGTGGCGGGACATATGCACACGAAGATATAGCATTAGAATTTGCAAGTTGGTTAAGTCCTGAATTCAAATTATATTTAATAACTGAATTCAAAAGATTAAAACAAAAAGAAGCAGAAGAACAACATAAACTTGAAGAATGGCAACAAAATAGATGGCTGACAAAAATAAATTACAAACTTCATACTGATGCTATAAAATATAATATTTTACCGATTTCAAATGCTCCAAAGCAATATGAAGGTTGTATTTATGCAAGCGAGGCAGAAATGTTAAATAAAATAGTATTTGGTATAACTTCAAAAGAATTTAAAGAAAAACATCCAACCATTGCAAAAAAAGGAAATATGAGGGATTTTGCTGAAAAAAAAGTATTAGTTATTATAACAAACCTTGAAAGTGCTAATGCTAAAATGATAAGAGAGGGTTTTGTTAATCAACAAGATAGATTTTACAAACTATTGAAACAAGCAAACGATGAAAAAAAATCTTTTGGAATAACTGATAATAATTTATTTCAACATAATTTATTTGTAAGTTTAGATAATAAAGAAGAACATATAGACAAATTACAATATATACAAGAAAGCATTGCAAACAAACAAGGAGACATAGATTTTATACAAAACATCAAACAAGCACAATTAGATTTACCAGAAAATGATAAACCAGAAGATATAATTGCACCATTTACAAGAGAGTTTAAGAAAAAATAATTATCTTTGAAATTAAACAATTTTGGATCAGTGGGAGTCGGGTTTTTCATTAAATGACTTGCTGTTATACAAATATGACTGGCACATCAATTCACTTTAATTCCCTGTAATTCCACCAAATTAGGGGGTCTGGCAACGTATTTATTTCATATAAACCGGCCGAATTTGTCCGATTTGAAACAAAAATACTAATTTTTTCAACAAAAAAACAAAATTATAAAAAAAATTTTCACCAGTTTTGTGCCGTAGAAATGTGGCTTTGTTTTGTTTTGTGAAAAAAAGTAAAAAAAAAGTAAAAATAAAACTTGACTATTATTTTACTTTTTTTTATATTATTACCGAAATCAGCAAAAAACAATTTTTGTTGTTTTCATTTATTGTTTTTTTTTATTGTTATGAGCAAAGAAGGAAAAATTTATTTAATTAGTGTAATTCTTGGTGCTTTAGTTGGTTTAGCAAGTTGTTGCAATGTGGCAACGAAAATGTGCTCCACTTGTATAAATACCGCAACACCGGAAGGAAAACAGCAGATATTATTGCTTAGCCAAATCGAACAAGTTGAAAACACAATATTACAGGAATTGAATGATTACAAAAATAGGAGCAGGTCAATCCAAAGGCAATTAAAGCAAATGAATAAGGATGTAATTATACATTTAGAAATGGTTGAGAGGTAGTTTTATGGTTAGTAGTATGGTTAGAATTGATAAAAATGGTTTTTTACAAGTTGAATATGATATTGGCATTCCGGTGTCAAATACATATCTTGGTTTGAAATTAGGCAAAGGTCTATTGGCAGTCGGCAAAAATCAAGAAGCAGTTGTTGAATATGATAAAGAAAATCAACAATGGAACGTTGTAGCAAGAAATGAAATGTGTAAATTTAGTGATTATGTGGAAGTAATGAAAAAGTTAAATGGTATGAATGAAAAATGTGAAAAGGCAATGTAATTTTATGTGTGTTTTTATGGCTAATTTTGAGGAATTAAAAAATGATTTTATTAAAAGCCAAGCAAGCAAATTTGGATTAAAGCCAATTTATCTTAATGTTGTAAAAACAGGTTTGATAGACTACGAGCTAAGAGAATTTGCTAATTTATTAGATGAAAATTGTGTTTGGAATTACCAATTGTTTAATAAGTTCGCAAATGCTTTAATTGGTGATTATTGCTTCAACAACCCTGAATATTTACAAGAAAATCAATTTACAAATGAGGAGTATGACAGATTAGAATTAAATTGTTTGGACGATGATTTGTATATAACTTCAAAAAGTTATAATAGTTGTGATATTGGTATAGACCCGTTGTCAGATCTTGATGACAGAATTAAATTCTGGGAGAAGGAAGCAAAGCCGGATTGGATAGAGCAACAACGGAAATTACGCCATATACCAGAAGATAAAATTGATAAAAATACACATTTCAATTTTAGTTGCCAAATCGTCAAACAAGATGGAAAATATGTTTTGTCATATGACATTTTAAACGACAAAGGGAGCTTTGAATTTGAAAGCTCAACCGGTGATTTAGACGGCACATTTAAGGCAATAAAAGATGAAATAGTAAAAATAGTTGAAAAGGAATTAGTTTTGTTATAGTGTTATGATTAAATTTGAAGCTGAAAAGTATAAAACATACAAACCAAGAGACGACAATGCTTGGAAGAAAAAAAGAACTGATTTTATTAGTGCAACTAATGTCAGTTTTGCTTTAAGGAATTTCTGTAAAGACGAAGATTATAAGAGTGTCTGTAAATTGTATGATTTCTACAACGAGACACCTTATCAGTTTTATGTTGAAAAAACAATGACCGATCAACAATATAACTTGTGGGAATACTTTTTGAAGGAAGCAAGAAAAACTTTATTTGATGCAAGAGAATATGGCAAACAACAAGAAGAAAATGTAGCGAATAATTGCTTTGAATTACTAAAAGAGCAAGACAATACTTTTATTGATGCCAAACTTGTAGCAAATGGCAAGACAATATACTATCTTGAAGGAGAGGTTATAAGTGCAACACCTGATTATATTATTGAAAAAGCAAATGGAGAAAAAGTATTATTGGAGTGTAAAACTTACAGCGAAAGTGGCGATGAAGAGTATAAAAAGAGTAAAAAGGAAGATTTAATAGAGAAATACAAACTTCAAGTAATCACTCAAATGCTTTGCTCTGGTATTGAAAAAGGATATATCGGTGTTCAAACGCATAAAGGAGATGAAATAACTGGTTATGAAATTTATGAAATTGATTATCCGGATGAAATTATAACAGAAATTCAAGAAAATATCCTCCAATCAAGCAGAGATTGTAAAAAGTGGTTAGATGACATTGAAAATAATGTTGAAAAAATAGGACCAAACTTTGAAAACAAAAATGATTTGGTGCTATACAATATAGTCCAAAACTCATTGCCACAATTATTAGAGCAGTATTTTCAAAATGAGAGTTTAATTAAACAACTTGATGATTTGGAAAAACAAAAAAAGATAAATGTTGATTTAATCAAAGCAACGGCCAAATATATTGCTGACAATGAAATAAATATTGATGGTTATAGTATTACTTCAAGAAGACAACAGCCATTATATTACGACATTGAGACGATAGATGCTAATATAGAGAAGTTAAATCAAATAAGAAATAAGTTATTAAATAATGAAAAAGTGGTGTCTCGCAAGGGGTATATCACGATCAAAAATATCATTAAAACTGGTATGGGTGTTAATGATATGTAAATGAGGTTTGTTTTGTATTTTTATGGCTAATGATTTAATAATTGGAATGTCGGAAGATTTAATTAGTTCCGTTAAAAGTAAGTGCGAAGAATTTTCAAATTCTTGTTTATGTCCAGCAAATTTTAAGGGAAAACCAGGTGATTTGTTTTGGGCTTTTGCTTATGGACACAAGTTTGGGTTGGATTTTCTTGAAAGTGTGCAGAGTATTGCGGTTGTGAATGGGAAACCTATGTTATGGGGCGATGCAACAATAGCAATAGCAAAAAGAAACAAGAACTTTGATAAAATGGAAGTGCAGTTTTCAAATAATAACACTGCTTGCACTTGCACTATTTATAAAAAAGATAAAACAAAGTTTTCTTATACATATACAAAAGAAATGGCACAGCAAGAAGGAAAAATGAATAATCCAGTTTGGAAAGCACATTTATCGGATATGTTGTATAGAAGAGCAACAAGGAAAGCTTGTAAATATGCTTTTCCAGACGATAGTATTGGTTTTGACTGCGACCAAAATGTATATGATGATACAAATGAATTTAATGAAAATAAAAACACAATACAACAAGACACGCCACAAAAAATGTCAATGCAAGATTGGATTGCTAAAAAACAACAAGAAAAAAAAGATAATGTTGAAAAAGTTGCCAAACAACAACCTATAAAGGAAGCTGAACAAGTTGTTGAAGAAGTAAAACCACAAAACATTTTCAATACAATTAAAGATTACATCATCAATAAAGTTGATAGCAATGAAAAAGTCATTCAAGTTAGGACAAAAATAGACAACAACAATGAGTTAACTGCTGATGAAAAGAAAGAATTGTTGTCAATGGTTGACGAAAAAGAGAATAGAATATCAAGTTTAGCTTTTAGTAATGGTTAATAAATTTATGATTGTAGAAAAAATTGGTGAACAGAACAATGTTTTTGAAATGATAAGTGAAAATTTACTATGTAAATATTTCCACATTTCAAGTAAAACACTCCGCAAATGGCAAAGTAGTATTGATTTTCCACAACCAATTATCAACACAAGAAACCATATGAAAAGATACTGGAAGAAGAGCATTATTGAATGGTTAGAGGCAAAACAAGGAGGGAATTTTGAATTAAACAAGAATAACAATATATCTGGTTCCGATGAGTATTTATGATTTTGAACGAGGTATGTAAAAAAAATTATAGTTGTGCGATAGTAGTGGATATGTCAAAGAAGTTAAGGTATTTCATCGCAAGAAAAAGAAAGTACAAAAGCAATGGAATATCATACTATTGGCAATTCAAAAGTAAAGCACTCGCAGAAAAGTATAAAGTGCCGTATATTCAACCTCTCGGCAAAGATTACATAAAAGCAGTAAAACTATGGCGGGACATAATGAAAACATATTTGCAAAACAAATCAAAAGAAAATGAATTTGGTGAATATGTTGAAGTGCCGGAACTAATTGCCATTGATGGCTCTATTCAGCATATGACATATTTATACTATGAAGACAGAAGATTTAAGAGATTATCGGCAAGAACACAAAAAGATTATAAAGCATATTACAAAAAGATAAACGAAGAGTTATTATTACCACAACAGAAAAAACCCTTTGGTACAATGAAAATTTCTTATGTAAATAGAGAGTTTGTAAAAAAGTTTTATGAACAACTCCTTGAAAACAAAGGAAAAAGAACTGCCGCACTATACATAAATGCATTATCAAATTTGATAAAAACTGCATATGATAACGGTTATTACAAAGAGGCAAACCCTTGTTCTTGTTTGACAATGGAAAGAAATACGCCAAGAAATCAAGTTTGGAGTGAAGAAGAATATAAAACATTTTGTAAAACAGCACTTGAATTAAACTATATTGGCATTTATCTTGCAACAATAATTGCTTATAATACAACACAAAGATTAACTGATATATTAAAATTGAAATGGAGCAATTTTGACAATGAATTAAAGTGGCTACATATTCTACAATCAAAAACTGGTGCTTCTGTTGATATACCAATTTACAAAATGAACGATCTGCACACTGAATTACTAAAATACAAAAATACAAATGAAAAAGTTGTAATACAGCCAAACGGCCATCAATATGATGAAGAAGGATATACTTTTAATAAACACTTTGTCGCTGTAAAAAAAGTCTCCGGCATCAGGGAAGAGTTGTGGTTTAGAGATTTAAGGAGGACAGCAATAACAAGATTGGAAACTGCCGGTTGTGTTTCCGGTGAAATTAGTGCTTTAAGCGGTCATTCACACAAAACAATCAATGATATGTTGGATGTGTATTCACCGGCGACAAAAGATAAAGCAGTAAAAGCAATAGATAAGTTGAATAATAGTTTTGATGGTGGTTTTTAGTTATGAAAGTTACATATTATTATAAAGTAAGAGTTAAAGAAAACGATGAAGTCAAAGAAGTTGAAATCTTTGACATCCCTGAATTAGCGAAATGTTTTCAAGTTTCTTATCCAGCGATGTGTGTAAGATTGTTTAATCTTGGTTTTATAAGTTCATTATGATTACTACTACGGAAATAAAAGGAAGTAAAAATTCAGCATTAGTTTTTACAGATATTATAGAAGAAAGGGCATATAGGCAAATAAAAACTTTGTTAAATCAAGATTTGTTTGTTGGTTCTAAAGTTAGAATTATGAACGACTGCCATTATGGAGCAGGTTGTGTAATTGGTTTTACAGCAAAAGTTAAAGATGCTATTGTGCCAAATTTAGTTGGCGTGGATATATCTTGTAGTATATCGGGTTATAAGCTAAATACTGATTTTATAGATTATAAACAATTAGATAATCATATCAAGGAAGGACTTATACCTTCTGGTTTTAATATAAGACAAGAAGTTAGCGAGATAATACCAGATAGATTGAAAGAAGAAATAGAAGAGGTAAATAAAATAATTAGCACGAAAGATGAAGCTAAAAAATATACACAACGGGATTTATTGTCTATTGGAACACTCGGCGGTGGCAATCATTTTATAGAAATAGATAAAGATAATGAAGGAAATTATTGGCTAATGCTACACTCGGGAAGTAGAAATTTTGGCAAAAGAATATGTGATTTTTACCAAGAAAAAGCAAGACGAAAATGCAAATATGAGGGTGATTTAATGAACGATTTATCATATATTGAGGGAAAAGATTTGGAAGATTATATTTCTTGCTCTAAAATAGCGAACAAATTTGCCGAAATGAACCATAAGGTTATGGCACATGAATTATTACGTTATCTTAACGCAAATGCTTCAACAGAAGTTAAAATAACAAACGAGATACATACAAAACATAATTACATTGAATTTTTAGATAACGATGAAATGATGATAAGAAAAGGTGCTGTTTCTGCTAAAAATAAAGAACAATTATTGATACCTGTAAATATGTCTTATGGGACTTTAATTGCGGTTGGGAAAGGAAACGACAATCGTAACCAATCGGCACCACACGGAGCAGGTCGTGTCTTATCAAGAGCACAAGCAAAAAAACAATTATCAATAGATAAAATGAGAGAACAAATGGAAGGAATTTATACAACATCTTTAAGTGAAAAAACATTAGATGAGGCACCCGATGCGTATAAACCTATTGATAATTTACTGAACAATTTAGATGATACTTGTGAAATTGTCAATATTATAAAACCTGTTTATAATTTTAAAGCAGAGTGAAATAAAAGTTTGTTTTTATTTGTGTATGAGTAGTGTTATGACAAAAGAAGAGTTTATTAAAGCCGTTGAGGAATTTGAAAAGCTGGAAAGGGTACAATGCGAGTTCGCGGGTGAGCTTGATAAAGTGTTGTGTAAATATACAGATAATCAAAATTGCACTTTTACACCATATTGTGCTCAAGCTTGTGAGCTCGGAATATACTGGCTTGTAAGATTTGCTTTTCCAAAGTTGGCAGAAAAACTAGCAAAATGGGCAGTTGATTATTTTATTGACGAGTGTGATTATGGCAAATATCCATACGGAACGTTTGTGTTGAATGGCAAAGAATATCGAATTGATGGAGCAGGGAGTTTTTATGATTATTTGTTGGATTTATGATCGAGAAAGTTAATATAAGTTTTGAAGGTTTTCCAGAACTACCACCTTTACCAAATTGCGATGACGTGGAAGAATTGACAGACGACGAGAAAATAGATATTATGCTTTTGATGGGGCTTTTTGAAATAAGTAAAATAGAAAATGGAATAAACAATGTAAATGTTATTACAGGCGAAGCGACACAGCATTTGCAAGACAAAGAAAGCAGACAAAAATTAATGATAATGTTAAACAAGACGTTCGTGATTATGAAAAACGGAGCTATTTACATTCCAGATAATCCTTGCAGAATACTTATTGAGGATAGGATAAGATATAAATATACTCCGCGTCTCGGGCATAATCCAGTTAAGCGATCTGCTATTTTTTACAAAGCCGAGAAAGGCGATAAACAGGTTGGGTTAGAAATATTTAGTTTAAAAATTGATTAGTTATGATTGATGATAAATATATTTTACAGGTCAAACAATTTAGTTTTGATGAGCTAAATTGGTTGCTTGAAGACATTAAAAACACGGACTGCGAGACTTTTTATGGCCAACAGAAAACGGTTAGCTACATTGGGTTTGTATTTGGCAGACAATTCGTTATTCTTGAATTGCAAATAGCAATAAAGAAAGGAGGTGAAGTGGCGGACAAAATGGCGTCACATCTTTTATTGCCATACAACTACTCAATCACAGCAGAAGATTTTCCCATAGAAATAACAAGATGGGTTTTGTTATCAGTGATTGACAGGGCAAAATTGGCTTGCAAAGATGAAATCAGCTTGGATGAGTATAAGGATACATTTAATGCAGACAAATATGATTTAGGCACAGAGTTAGATAGCGATAAAATTAAAAATTTGTTTTCACAATATGCAAAAGTGCGCGAAATTTTGAGAAAACAAATTATGGAGAAAAGTTTAAAAAAAGTGATGTTATGAAAAAGTATGTAAAAAAAACAGTTGTAGTTGAAGCAATACAATGGACTGGCGATAATTTAGAGGAAATGAAGCAAATTATAAAACCTTTTGTTTTTGCAAATAATTGTGAAGATAGAAAATATTTTATTGCCGATGGGGACGAAACAAACAACTCAATATATTTTAGTGGTTTTTTTAATTATGGTTTGTCTGATTTGCGACTACCGATAAATCATTATTTGATAATTAAAAGAAATGAACGAAACATTGATTGTTATTTATCTATTTGCGACGAAAAAGAATTTAAAGAAAATTATCAAGAAAAGTCAAATAAGATTGAATTATGAAGTTTTATAAAGATTTTGATTTAAAAGAGTTTGTAGCAGAAACTTACTTTTTTGAAAATTTGCCAGATGGTAAATATTATTTTGAGGAATATTTTGGGAAATATGGCATTTCTATTAAAAATGGTAAAAAACACGGGATTGAAGAAAAATATAATAGTAATGGGGATATAACACAGACAGCCAATTATGAAAATGGTCGCAAACAAGGATTAGAAATATTTTATATTAGCAACGGAACAAAAATAGTAGAAAAATATTATAAAAACGGCTTTTTGTTTTATGAAATACATTTTCAAAGCAAAAAAGAAAAAACATTAGAACAAATCCGACAATTAGAAAGAGTATTGAAAGAACTTAAAGAAAGCGCAGAAGAAAGACAATGTAATAAACCTATCAGGAGGGCCGATTTATTTAATTAGAAAAATTTTTGATGGTGTGGAATATTGGACTAATGGTTGTTATAAATGTATGTTTGACCAGACATTCTTGTTTAAGCTTGCAATGATGGATAATAATGATTTACAGCGTTATCTTGGCAAAGAAGGGTATAAAACTTTTTTTCAAAAGCATGAAGGAGGTACGCGAATGCACGATTTGAATATTTTTTAATGGTTTAGTTTATGGAATTAGAATTAAGAGAAAAGCCAATATCAATTGGTACATATCAAAGATTAAACGGAAATCTTGGTTATGGCGATACTGTTTGTGGGTTTGTTTTACAAATAATTCGAGCTAATACAAAAATATCAGTTGTAAAAAATATGTATATGCGCGGTTCTATAATAGAAAAGAAGATTTTAGAGTTTGACAACGAACAGCAGGCAAAAGATTATTGTGTGTCTTATGTTAAAGATTGGGATGATTATGTTAAAGGTAAAAACAAACAAGAAAAAAAAGAACAATGTTTATTTGATTAG